AGGACGTTTTGCATCGCCTTTCACCTTCGACGCGGTAGAAACTGAAAGCTTACCGTTCTTTTCGACAACGAGATTTACCGGCGAACCAAAGGGAAGGTCTGGGTCAAAAATGCTCTTATACGTTACACCGTCTACGCCAGTAACTTCTTTGTTCCGGACCTCAACTGTGCTTATGTTCGCGGTAGTGTCACTACTTGAAACGGTTAATCCGCCTACGCTATCCCCAAAGGCTACAGAAAAACTTTCATCAGTAGACACTGGCGCAGCCGGTTGCTCGGTAGATGTTTGGACGTTTGGAGCTTCCACCGGCTTAGTATCAACTTGAGGAATATCTGGAATGATCTGAGATGGTAAAGCTGCTGGCTGGCTTTCGAGGCGACCATTTAAAATCTCAGTTTTTATGCCAGGAAATGCTTTTTCCAAGTTATCGAGCATGGCGGTAATCGCTTCCGGCTCCATGTTCTGCATTGCTTTGACCGTGCCTTCGAAGACGGTGGCCCTTGCAACCCTTTGGCCTATGTCCTCAATCGTTGGTACAGCTGGTTGCTCAGTAGATGTTTGGACGTTTGTAGCTTCCACCGGCTTAGTATCAACTTGAGGAATATCTGGAATGATCTGAGATGGTAAAGCTGGGGCATTGGGTTTTATAACGGGAGCTACTTGCGGTAAATCAGTTGGAGCGGCCGCAACAACACCGGCTTGAGGCTGATCGAGTCCGGTAACATTAGCGCCAGAATTAGTCAGGCTCCCGTTGCCTAATTCTCCGGCCAGAGCCATAGCTGTTTCGTCGGCGTCTTGGGCGTAGGTTGTCTTACCTTTACTTTTTTTGTTTCCGGCAAGCGCTGCCGCGTGTCGATTAATCAAGCGAACGGTTGTCCCAGCCAATCCAGACATTTCACTTCTAATAGCTTTTGCGTCAGGTGGAAGAATTGTTGGCAACTTTGTAAAATCGAAACCCAACTCCCGCGGCTGGTTGGCGAGTTCGTTCAAACGGGCTTCTGCTTGTTGGATAACGGGTGCATAAGACCCTTCACTTATAACTTTTTCGTACTTTGCTTGAGTGTTTGAAGGGCCTTTCTTTGTTTCAAAAAACCTCTGCAAAATTTTTGTCTGCTCGGCTATTTCGGATGGCGTGGCCTCTAGATCAGATACTATGTCCCTATAAAAGTCCAAGTCCTGATCCGTAAGCTCTTTGTCATCCGGCAGATTATTAATCCTTATGCGAAGACCTTTACCAGAACCCCCAGCTGCATCCATCCTATCAGCAAGGCGGGATGCTTCAGCTATAATATCAGCCCTCGTTGCAGTTAACTCACCTTGCGGTTGGTATGCAGCTGAATTGGGATTTAGAAGATCGATAGCGCCCTGCATCGCGCTTTTTTGGTTCGCTTCGATTTCCGCTGCATCAAGCGCTTGCTGGAATTGGTTTTCAAGTGCGGCGTCTATTGAAGGTTTTGCTTTAACTGCAATTTCCCCAGCGCCAGGAACAAACTCCCCTACAGTTTCAAGAGCAACATCACCAAGAACGAATTTGTCCTTCATACCCCTATACATTTCAAAGCGTTGCGCCGCTGCTTCACCGGCTCCACCAAAAGCGCCTTGCGTTAGAACTTCTGCTCCTAATGCTCCCCCAACTGCCGCTCTACTGCCCCCTCTGGCAACCACCTTGCTAAGCAACTTGCCAGCAATGCCCATAGAAAGTGCATCGAATACAGCAATCGGACCAGCACGAGTTTTTGCACGGCTTCTGGCTTTCTCCCAGAAAGCGGTATCAGACAAAAGTTCCAGCATTGCGGCATCGTCTTGGAGATCGATACCCATAGACTTAATTTCTTCATCTATGACGACTGCGTATTCAGTTGCCCAAGACGTTGCAAAAGCCCCAGCTGGCGCAAATGGTCCTAAAAAAGCAGCTGCAATAGTGGGCAGGGAAGTCGGTAAAGACTCACCTACTACGCTCAAAATAGCGCCAGGGTTATCAAGAATTGCTTTGGTTACGTTATAAACGCCTTCGGCTTCTTGTATCTCTCTTAACGCATCGTTGACTTCGGGTGGTGCGTCAGGAAACACTCTGTCTAATTCTTGCATATTTTCTATAAAAGACTGCGGGTCTTGCAACCCAAGCTCTTTAGTAATGACGTTCGTCACACCTAAAAGCCTACCATATCCGCGCATAAGTGCATTGTTCGTTGCCTCAAAGGTATTGGATTGAGCCAAAAAAGTAGTCGCATCTTCATCGCTGATCGGTGTAACGCCTATTGGTAAGCGAAGATAATAATTACCAGGAACGCCCGAAACATTAGAAAACCCTTTATTTAAGTTGGCATCGACCTTCGCTTGCAGAGGTCCAGGTTGTTTAAAGAGATCGGTTAGCCTCTGCTTCTCTATTTCAAACTTAGTTAAAGGCGCTGGCTCCGGCTCTACTTGATTAAACACACTTGGCAGTTCTAGGTCTGGATTGCTTTCAATTCGATTACCAGTTCTAATCATAAACTCTTGCGGGTTCTCTCCTGGCAAGCGAACAGGCTGCGCTGCGACTGCTAGAGACGCAGGGGTTATACCTTCCTCTGTAAGTTCCACCGACGAGCTTTTGCCAGAGGGCGCAGGCAAAATAGGAGTTACGCCCGCCAGTGGATCGATTGGGAACCCGAACCTGTCTAAAGCGCCAGACGGTGAATCAATTGGGAACCCGAACCTGTCTAAAGCGCCAGACGGTTTTGGCTCTAAATTTAGTTCTGGTTTAATTGTTGCGTCTTTTGTGTCCGTAGTCGGAAACCCAAATCTATCAAAACCCATGGCTTACTCCAAGTATTAGTAGTTGTAAGCTGTCGCCAGCTTTTTGGCTTCTGCTTGCGTGTAGCCCAGAGCCATAGCTTGTGTTACAACTGCCTGTTTGAATTGATCTTCCGTGAAGCTAGGAGTCGTAGAGAATTGAGCGGCTTGGGCTGTCCATCTGTTATGAAAGTAGGTAGGAACTGAGATACCGTTTAGTCCAGAAATATCAGGGTTTATTGTTCCACCACTAACAATCGGGCTGAGAATAGTGTTCTCAAGACTAAGAATAGTCGCACCTTCTACTGCTAGCCCTGAGTCAAATTCTTGGAGGATGTAGTTTGTGAGTCCTAGCTGCGTAGCTACACTAAGATCTCCTAAACCGGCTGCTATTTGTGCGTTTGCTTTCGCTGAAAGATCTTTCGTTTGTTGCTCATTCAAATTATCTCCAGAAAAACTTGTTCGAGAGTTGGGCGCTGCTGTACTCCCCACCTTCCAAGGATGATCTTTTGTGATAGTCAGCCTACCGTTTATCAACTTAGGCGCAATTTGATCGAGAGAAGCGGCAGTAACAGTAATCGTCTTAGCATTCTCACCCTCACCGAGATAGATAGTAACGCCCTCTTCAGTGGGAGATGGCGTTCTGAATGCGTAAACATCTTGCCCGTCTACCTTCACTTTTGTAGTAACGCCCAATTTTTTAGCAAGAGCCTCAGACATAACTAGGTTGCCGTTCACCGCTATATATTGCTTATTGATGTCCGTGCTTTCTAAGCGCTTTGTTTCTGCGGCTAGTTTGTCTTTTGCGATCTGAATTTTTGTGGCATCATCCATTGTGGCAATTTCGATCTGTGCGCTCTTAATTTGATCGGCGCTGTAGTTTTTCCATTTCTCTTGCGATAAAGCCTTAAATTCTTCAGAACCACCTTCCCCAAATTGCACGTCAGTTCTGTATTCATCAGCCTCTTGATCTCGCCGAGAGTTATAACGGAAATCTGCTGAATTTGAATCCAACTCAAGTTGAGCAAATCCAGGATTTTGATTTTTACCACCAGCCGGATATAGCATCAAAGCGGCCCGTGCTGCCGCATCATCATCACCGTTCAAAATCATTGAACGAGCTAACGTGCTGTCAGCACCTTCACTCAAATTATTTAGGCCAGCTGTAAACTGTTGTGGGTTAGCCGAAAGATCGCCAAAGAATGCGTTAGCTAAATTCCCAATTCCCATATCAGTTCCGACGCCATCAGCACCTGGATATGCCGGAATAGACATTTTAGGACCAAGAGGGTTCTGTGGCTTAACCAAATTTCCGAAGGGGTCTATTTTAGCGTTTAGTCCCATCACTTCAGCCATTTTGCTCATTATAGCGGGATTGTTTTCGCCTGCTATTGCAGCTAATTCTGCCATTCTGTCTGCGGAAACTCCGCGACCTCTCGCCAGTTCTCGATTTGCTTCGGCTGCTGCGTAGCTGTTTGCCGCAGACGCATCACTCGCGCGCGCTCTCGCCATCGCGGCATCGTCATCCGCTGAACCTAACAGTGCAGCCGTAAGATTACTAAAGCCAGCTGCAATTCCTGGGTCCATCGCGTAGGGGTTATATCGTGCCATTTATCCCGCTTTCTTATTTTTTTAAGCCGTAACCAGCTGCCGTTTGACCCGCCCCTGTCAGAATCTGTGCCATAGGGCTGTATGCTTTCTTATTAGCTGCCAAAAGCTCCGCATCCAGCGGTACGCTGTTGCCTCGCATAAACCCTGCATTTTGGCTTACCCCTGCGCCGCTTGACGCCATGAGTGGGCTAATTGTATTTCCCAGATAATCATTGACACTATTTAAATCTGCTAGCTGTAGGTTACGTGCAGCGTCCTTGTTGGCTTGGGCATTCATCGCGGCAGACATGACATCTTGTATAACGCGCGGCGCATTTCCCGATGACGGAGACATCGATGGGGCAGGGGCCGCGCCTATGGTTTCGGAATAAAGGTTAGCTAAACTTTGACCAATATTTGACACTCCTTGGTCAAAGTTTTGGCGCTCCATACCAGCGACCGACTGATCGATACCACCTCGCGCTTCGCTCTCCAAAGCAGTGTTCCTTGCCGTGTTTTCGTTCAACGCTAGAGCTTTAGCAGATTCAGCACTTTGCGTTGCATTTTGCTGCATTGAAGCGCCCATGATTTGCGAACCCGCAGCCATAATTAAAGTTGGATTACACATTAACCTACTACCCTTATTGATGAACCAGAGTACGGAGAGCGCAACCCGCTCAACGCGCTTGGCTGCGTGTTTGTACCTATTCTATTGACACTACCTGACGCCCTTGAAGCTAAATTGGTTGCTGTGCTTGGGCTGGTGTTGGCTGTCGGATCATTCGCAATTCGCGTGTAACCAGAAAAGAAATCGTCCACACTGGATTGTGCTTTGCGATATGGGTCAACTGCTCCAGCTACGTCATAGCCTCTTATTTTGTTGGTTTGATTCTGAACTTCAGCGATGTTGGTAGATGGCGAAGAAAAGGCGGCAAGCGCATCTGATATAGATTTACGTCCATCCGAAACATTCTGGCGGCTCGTAGCCCCAACGCTATCACTGTATTTCGCAAATGCAGTGTCTTTGTCACTGAGCATCCCCAACCGACTATTTAAGTCGTCCTGTGATAACAGCCCAGCGCCTTTGTAGTAGTCGTAAATCCCGCGAGTGCTTTCATCAAAAGCTGTATTAAACTCTGCTGATGGTTCAGCAATCATATTAGAAAAGTAATCAGGCGTGGCAAACGAAAAGGCGCTATTAACTTGGCTTTCCTTTTCTGTCATTGCCGAAGACCTAGCTTGAATTGCTTCGGCTAAAGTTAACGGCCTTTGTGGGGCAGAAACCGTATATGGCGACCGGCCAGAAGCCGAACTGCCGTTACCATCGTTAGGTTGCTCATTTGGAAATTGTTTATTTCGAGCAATGGTTTCGTCTGTGCGCTTGTAATATTGAGTAATCTCGTCGTCAGTGTAGCCTTCTTTACCCAATGCGGCGCGACCTTTATCACGATCCCCAAAAGCACCACCCGACATTAAATCAATTCTACCCATATTAACATCAGTAGCAATTTTTTGAACTATGCCAGGAGGCTTTGGCCTTGGGCGTGGCCTTCCTGTAATCTTTACTGGTGCTAAATTTGATGTGCCAGTTTTACCAGGTGTTTTATCACCTTCCTTCGCTCCGCATCGCATCATTTTTTGATTAAAATTATACATTTAATTATAAATAATCCTCGAAGAACTCAGTTTATCAAATCCATCACCGATTACGTTGCCATAACGTGCTTGGTTTCTTCGCTCTAACTGCGCTTGGTTAGCCAACCCGCTTGTGACACCTCCGAAAAGCTGTGCTATCGGCGAATAGCTGGGGATTTCAGCGGCAGAAGTGGCTCTGCTTGAGGCAAGGTTAGCTGCCAAAACTGGATCTGCGAGGCTTTGGTTTTGAGCAATCAAATTGGCTTTTGCGTTTTCTATGTTCTTGCGGGTGTTGTTGGAATACTCCCGCCCTTTGTCGGCCACACTTCTTAAAGCATCGGAGTTTTGACCAGATAACTTAGCGGTCTGGTCGGCGGATACGCTCGATTGCAACATACCATTACGCGAAAGAGCCGCACGAAGCTGGAGGGTGGCGTCTTTAAACTGGTCGGCAACCTCCGGTTTTGCATAATCAATGTATGACTGCGTTCTACTGTCGTAAAAATCATCATCATATCCAGCAAAGGTGCTGTCAATATTGTTTTTCCCAGCACGAACTCTTCCTTGTCGCGCCTGTTCTTGCGCGCGCTGCAATTCTGCTTGCTCTTGAGCTTGTGCTTGCCCACCATCACCTAAACACATTTTTCATCACTCCACTTTACTGGATCGTTCTTCGTCCAAGAGAATTGCTTAAAATCTTCACCATTTTTTCCATAGCTTTTTAACATCGCTTCCTCTTTTAAGCCCAAAAACCGTATCCAGTTATGCACTTCGTCGTATCCACATATTGATTGCACTTCTACTCTGTGTGCGTTGGCTCGGACTAATGCTGGTATTATATCCCGAATTATGCGCTTTGTCAGAAACTTGCCTACTTTTTGAAAGCTGTCAGTCGCAAACATCCCCAAAGACCAAACGCCTATGCGTTGTGGAACGTAACAAAATATTGCAATACACTCGTCGCCTTCACCGAATGAATAAACGTTGTGATAGTCACCGAATGAATTAGCCAGATTTTGAGCAAGGGTTTCTCTGTCGTCTTCCCAGCGAACGGCAGATATTTCCTCATAATCTTTCGTTCGCATCGACAGTGCTACATTGTAAACATCTTCCGGCTCGGAAAGGCTCATCCAACACATTAGCCGCTCTCCCCGCCTTCGTAGTGGATAGCAAGGTTTCCCAGCTTTGCGGCTCCGCTTGCAGAGCAAACAAGTCTTGGGGCTAAATGAGTTGAGTACCCAGACAACGTTACTCGACCTAATCCGAATGTAGTTTGGTGAACTGTTGCAACCTCTTCTCTAAGTGATATGTCCTGTGGATCGGTTGCCACACTGACCGTCCATGTGTTTTCGCAAGTCACATCAAGCGACGAAAACGTTTTGTAAGTCGCTGGAGCCGACGCATCCAAGAATGGCATTTGCACCACAACCTCACTTGCATCGTAAGTATTTCCGTTCTCACCTCCCAACGAATATAACTTATTACCACTTCTACATAACGTCTGACGACCATCATATGCCCACCTATCTACTACAAAACCTGGTTCATAAATCGACCATGCACTTACCTTTGATGAAGGAAAAAAGCTGAAAACATATACTTTTGAACCAATGGAAAGGAAATAACGACCGTCACGCGGCTCTAATATAGCTTGCGCTTCTTCAGCTGCCGCACGATTTGTGCGAATGTCTGCAACAATAAGCGAGTCGATTGGGTTGCCAATATCCCCAACGAAAGCAGCGTTCGAGCTATCGCGCGACCGCAAGCTGCGAATGCCAGAAAGGTTTAAGTAAAAGACATCATTATCTCCGAACTCAACTACGCTGTCTGGAGCAATCGTACCTGTGTTTTGTAAAACTTGTATTTGCTGATTTAAATTTGCATCTGGATCAACAAACCATATTTGAACAGCTTCTTCTGCAAACACAGCAATGTTATTAAAGTAACTGGCAATCGATTTAAGATCTTCAGACCCACGGCTATGGTTGGCAAGGTTAATAAACCCAGCGCCGGTAGACGTATCATTCCACTCCGTTGGATCATCTATGCCAGAAAAATGTAACAAGCTGTCACTAAGCGCGTACATCTTTGTTTTGACCGGACGAACAAAAGCACCAGGAGTGTAACCTTGAACAGATGAAGCATTAGCCCCTCCGTCGAGATAGGTTTGTGACGCTGGATCAAAAGCTGTCGTGACGTTACCAGCAGATACAATTGCAACGGCTAGATTGTTAAATGAAGAACCGCTTTCTTTGCTGATAATGTTTACAAATTGGTTAATTGCGGTCGCTTCATACTCTGGTGAAGATGGAAAATCGTTTATTTCTTTAGCTATTTGGGACGCTGTGTAGCTGTGGCTGGTTCCCCAAACTACTTGTGAGCCAATAATAGAAACGCCGTTTACCGTGATGTTTGTTACAGCGTTATCAACTCCACCGCTCATGTGAACTACTGAACCCATCGTTACCGCGCCTTGAATCTCAAACGTCAGCTGGAACGCGTTGTAAGTTATTCCAACTAGCGGGGCGGATATAGTGATAACCGCGCCAGAAGCTGCCGCTGTGTACCCATGAGAGCCGTTTGTTATAGCTGTTGCGATGTTAGTCGCTGTAGTGCTGTCTGTGCCTGTGTGGGCTACTGGAGATGCAATAAGGTCTACGTTATTGATCCGCAGCACTCGCAAGTTATCACTTGGATTAGCTGTGCCGCCTGTTACCGTGATCGATGCCGTTGCAGCCGTTCCGCCAGCTGAACCCGCTGTTACCTCGAACGTTGATCTGGCTCTACCATCAAACCAATCTGTAATTCTTACGCCGTTGTAATAATGATAAATCCGACCATCAGCAAACCGCGCAGCTGCATAAATCTGTCCATTGTAAAAGTCACTTGAAAGAACATCTGTTAAAGCTTCGCCGGACGGGTGCTGTAACCTGATATAAGAAATGTTACTTGGCGTCCCAGCTGCAAACGTCACGCTTGATACTGCGTCAGAGCCAAAAACATAAATCTGACCACCGGCTGCCGCCAACCCGATTGTGTTGGAAGGCAATGTTGCAAGCTCAACAAAAGCGGGGCGCTTCTCGATCTCACCGCCGCGAGTTATGTGCGCGTTGGTTAACTCAATTAAAGAACCAGGAGTTGCCGTTTGGTTCATTCTGCGAGAGTCTAATCCACCCCTAAAGTCTTCAATTAGAACGTATGGCATTTATGACCCCGTTGTGGCGATAAGAGGTGGCCCCTTTGGCCGGTACATGCCCTGTGGCTCACCCCCAGATATAACAAAAGTTTCTGTTTTAGCGTTGCGCGCTTTCAGACGCATGTAGTGCGCTTGTGCTTGTGCTAGTTTGTTCTGAGCGTCAGCCTGTTTCTGTCTGGTCAAAAGCTCTGCTGCGGCAAACATAACCAACAGCTGATCGTCCAAATCAGCTGTGTCAGCTTCCGCAACAAATGCCGATAAGTTGCGGATTCCGGTAATCCGAATAGAGTTTGCTCCAGTAGATGTAATAATATTATTTGCCGGAATGGGCCAAACTTCAATCTGATTGGCTCCATACGCATCGAATTTTCGTACCGGCGATGACCTTATGCCACGATCGCTATCGTGGTTGTTGTATTCGTCACCGCCAATACCATAATGAAGCCGATCCCAAACATCTCCATGCTTAGTTTCAATCTTTTCAATTCTTTCAAAAACCATATTTTGAGGCACATCGTAGTAACGTTGACCCGCTGCTACATTAAGATCCGACGTTATACGCAAAAAAGGCCAAGCGTAATCATCCCAAAGCCTCCGCTGAGTGCGCTTTAATAAGTTAATTAAAACGTCTCGCGTTGATTTACCTAAGTTTGGTTGCAGAGAGTGACCCGCTTCCGCTCTAAGATCATCAATCAACTGACCTAATGTTGTACCTCTAGCCATACTTTATTCCTCGACGTAAGCCTCGTTGTCAGGCGTTTCGGGATCATCTTTAACAAAATGACCTTTTTCAGTTCTCGCGCGCTTGCGAGAGGCTGGCTTGTTCTTTGGTTTTTTTGGTTTTTCTTTGTCCCAACTTGGGTCAAGTAGTTCTGGTGAAATTCGTGCTTCACTTAACGTTTTAGGCAATTCACCAAATTGTTGGAAAATTTCTATAACCTTTGCATCTTTGTATAAAACTCCCAGACGATCCCGCTCAATTTCAGTCGAACTGTCTATCTGGTCCCAAACGCGAATGTTATTTACAGCGTCACCGCCGTGTATTGTTTGTAACAGAACAATTTCAGCTATTGTTACAAAAGGTTTACTTACTACAGCCCTAACATCGCCCCCGATAGCCACAGTACATTTACATACATCAAACATTAATAACTCCTAAATTAAAGGGAGATGACCGAGGCCATCCCCCGATTAGTCTACGAAATTTCGTAAACACCGTGGCAGTTCAGCTGAGTTGCTGAAAGTGCTGCGGTAGTAGTGATAGCGCGATACATGACGTATTGTGTCGCTGGACGCGCTGGACTGTGACGCTTCATCTTTTCACCGTCCATGTAGTACATGCACAGCTTAGACGTATCCATGATGTAAGCCCTCTTATCTGGGTTCTTGCCTGATATAGTCAGATCATCAAGCGCCGGATCATATACAAAGTTAAGCCCATTGTAATTGATCTCACCCATTGCAATGTTTTGACCGCGCGCAAAACCAGTTTGCGAGTAGTTACCATTGCGGCGAAGTTCGTCGCCTAGTCGATCAAGGAAAGCAGAGCCACAAACAGCAATGTTAGGCTTGCCGCCAAAACGCTTTAGCTGTCGCATTTCTGAGTGCAGCGTTTCGATCAATTCTTGACCAGTTGCAGATGTTGTAATCGCAACATTTGAGCGATTTCTCCACCATGTGTTTGACACGGTAGACAATCCACCAACGGTTGTTCCAGATGCACTTGGATCATCAACGATCAAAGACTGAATACCAGCAATCGCATTTGCGTCAGCTGTACCGTCACCATAAAGGAAATCGTTCATGCCACGGGCATAACCTTCCATCATGTCATCGAGTTTGTCTTGAAACAAATTAACCAAAACAGTGCTATCACGACCGCTGTGGTTAGAAGTTCCGCCCGACGTTGTGCTGTCCGTTACGCTAATACCGTCCTTTTTAAGTTCGGTCAGTGTAAGCGAAATACCAGCATGGTGTTCTTTCCACGCATAGTTAGCACGTTTTATGTTAGCTGGGTTTGCATAAGCGACAGTATCGTTATGCGTATAACCAGCTACAGTTGTAGTGTAAGTGCCTTTAACAGCTACACTTAATTCAGCTTTACCACCAGGAAACGTCTTTGCTGCGCCATCAATAGCTT